CTAAGCACAGTCCTGGACCTGGCTCTGGCCGAGACAGGCAGTCAGCCGCGCTTCCGCAACTTTGTAGATCTCCGGCACCAGCTCGCAGCCGAAGAACGGGCGGCCGGAAGCGAGGGCGGCGGCGCCGGTGGTGCCGCTGCCCATGAACGGGTCCAGGACCGGGGCGCCGTCTTCGGTGATCGACAAAAGCCAATCCATCACCTCAACCGGCTTCTGCGTTTGATGCAGCTTATTGCGGGTCACATTGGATTTGCGGAAGCAGCCCGGCAGGATGCGATTGGCGCCAGGCTTCTTTTGCCCGTTGGTGCCCCAGACGATGTATTCGCACTGGTGGCGGAAGGCGCCTTTCTGCGGCCGCACACCTTCGGTCTTGTCCCAGACGCTGATGCCCTTCCAGTGCAGACCCGCAATCTGCACCGCATCGGTAAAGACGGGAAGCTGGCGCCAGTCGCAGAAGATCCCGAAATAGCCGCCGGGTTCAATCACCCGCCGCGCAGCGCTCAGCCAAGAAACGGTGAAGCGCAGATTTGAGCGCTGGTCCATAGTCTCCCCGGCGAAGTCAGGCAGAGTATTGCGGCTGAGGGTGCCGCAATACTTCCGGCCGGTCTGGGTCGTGATAGTCCGCTGGCTGCCTCCGGACGAATACGGTGGATCGGCAAACAGCCCGCCGACGCTGGCAGGACTGAGGCTGTCCAGGAAGGTCAGGGCGTCGGTCTGAGCGATGGTGAGGCCGGGAGCGGCCTCAGATTTGATCTTCGAAGCGGGGTTCATGGCTTTGAGCCTTTCCGTCACGCTCACTGGATTGATCCGGGCGCTTTGGTGAAGGGCTCTGCGGCCTCAGGGAATTATGTGCCTTGCATCTTGGGCACTTGATGGCGAGCGTGCCGCTAAGGGCGCCAGGCTCAATTTTGAATAACAATCTGCGGCATTCACCGCAACGCTGGTCTTGCAGCTTCAAGTGGAATCACTCCAAAGAGGCCGGGTCCTCGAGGACAGGGAGCGGCCAAGAGTGTTGCATGGTCGGCGGGGTCTGGTGTGAGAGCTTTGGCCCCGAGTTTGGAGGGTGATGGTACACCCCCCGGCCTCCCGTTTCCGGGAGGCGGTTTGTTTCAGGTTTCAGCCGCAGGGGAGGCCATGGCGGCATCAAATGCAGCCCGCACATCAAACGCGGCCAGATCCGCATTGCTGAGTGCGGCGATCTGCGTCTCCACAGTTTCTTCCGCATCAAAGCAGCTCTGCACATGGGCCGCGACGGCAGCGGTGATCTGCTCCAGGTCCGCGCGCGTCAGCTTGATCCAGCCGTCGGGGGCCTTCCAGGAGAACGGCTCGCTTTTGATGCCCAGTTGCAGAGCGCTCAAGGCTTCGGTGAGGTCGGCGCGGGTTGTGCGGTCTGTGCGGGCGTGGAAGCCGCTGGGCAGTGTGATGCCGCCGTTTTGGATCTGCCACCGGGTAGCGGCCAGATCGACCAGGAGTGCCGCGCGGGCCGCCGCTGCGGCTTGCTCAGCCGTGGTGATTTTCAGGGAGAACGTCATGCTTTGGCCTCGCTGGTCTGGGGATTGCGGACAATCGGGTCAGGCACCGGCCCGTTGCTGACGGAGAGGGCGGGCAATTCTGCGGGCTGGACCGGCTCAGCCGCGGCAGCGGCATAGCGCCACCGCAGCCGCACATGCAGTTCGCCGTCGATCCGGGTTATGCGCCCAATAAACGGGTGATCACCCTCTGGCGTGGCAAAGCCCCCTTCAGGAACACCGGAAAGGTCAAAGGGCACACCGTCAACGGTGATCACATCGCCACCGACAAGGGCACTTGTCTCAGGAGCACCGGGCAGTGCTGCTTTAGTTTGTATCGTGATTTTCATGAATTCTGCTCCCTTCAGTACCAGCGGCCTTCGGCGCGCACATGGATGTTTTCAACCCGCGCATCCGTCGTGGAAACGCCGCCGGTGAAGAACACACTGAGATACGTCAAGCTGGAGGATGTTGAGGCGGTGTTTGTCCCCCAGTTCTTCACATCATCCCGCGAGCATCCCGTGAAGTTCCCGGAGTTATCAACGCCGGGGTTCATCTGACAGTTCGGCGGCGCCACGAAGTCCGCAGGGAAGTCCCAAGACCCATAGAGCCGCGAGGAGCTGGAAAACGTGCCCGTATGATCAAGAGTTACCTTACCCCAGCAGATCTGGGTGCCATCGGCAAACCGCACATACTCGCCATTAGGGTTGCTGCCGCGCTCGATCACAGCGCCGGTCGGCACCCCGCCGAACTGGGAGACAGTGCCGAGAATGTTTGCGCTGGTGAAGAACTCAGCCCAATCCGTAGGCGCCCCACTGGCAAACCGCCGATACAGGAGGTTGCCCACACCACGTTGCCAAATTTGGAACGCACCAGGGCTGCCTGTGCCGCCCCCGCGCTGCACATGCAGCAGCGGGCCGTTAACAGGCGTCTCTGATCCTGTTCCGGTTGTATTGGCATCGGTGGTGTAAAACCCGCTCGGAATACCATCGGAAATGTCATTTGATGGTGGGGGAGAGGTGCTATAGGCCCCAAGCCCAAATGCCCCGACTGTCATCAGCTTGCCTGCTGTGGCATCCGTCGCGCTGGACTGCACCGCCGCGCCGCTGGCAGCGCCGCCCTTGAGGCGCAGTTGCCAATCGCCCCCGGCTTTCAGCGCCACCTCATTGCTGGACGGCCAGCCGAGGCCGGTGTCTTCATCGCCCAGCTTGACCACATCGGTTGAAAACTTGCCCTGGCCGGGTCCGTCCGCAACGGCTTGAAACGTGCCGGTCAGCGCCTGCACGCTGGCCGCCAGGTCATGCGCCAGCGACATAGTGGGGAACAGCGCATAGATCTGCCCAGCCGCCGTTGCGCCCTGGTAGGCGGGGGTGATTGTCAAAACCGTGCCGCTGCTGACCGCCAGCACCTCATAGACCCGCCCGTCCGGGCCGACAAAGCCCCAGCCCGCCTGCGCGCTGCCAAAGAAGCTGGTGCCGGTGCCGGTGACGATTGCGCTGCCGTTCACAACGCTGACTGTTCCTGTCTTTGGCCACGCCATAGGGCTGCCCTCCTTATGTTACCTGGAACACTGTCCATTCGATTTTCGGGTTGTTGAAATAGACGCCGCCCTGGGCCTCCAGATCGATTGCCAGGAACACCCGCTGATCGCTGCCGCTGGCCCAATGCGGATCCACCAGGGCGGAAGGGTCCTTGCTCCAAGACGCTGCCGGAGCGGGGTTGGCGCCGCCAAATCCATTCCAGCGCGCCCCTGGCTGGATCGATGTATTGAGGGTCCAGAATGTGTTGTTGGGGTCCATGCCGACCGGTGCGGTGCCGGTGGTGGTGACCGATGCGGCAGCGGCCAGGGCAAACCGCTGTGCCTGCCAGACGTCCAGTTTACCGACCCGGATGCCGGTATTCACAAAGGCCCAGCGGGCGCCATTGCCAACGGCCCCCGAAACCGTGAATGATCCCTGCGCCAGGACCATGGGCCGGGAAAACACTGCGCCGGCCACTTTCAGCGCGTTGTTCTTGAAGTCGATTTTCACGCCTTCGGTTGGGATCCCGTTTTCGTCTTCGGCGTAGTCGAAAGACTTTAGGCTTCCGGCGATCTCAGCATTGCCGATTGAGCCGTCGCGGATCGCTGCCTTGCGTATGTAAACACCTTCGGGAACCAAAATTCCGCCGACCATGGTGTCCTCAGTATAGACCACAAAGGGGCTGCGTTTCTGCGCGCCATCCGGCGAGACAATTGCGAATTTGTCCGCCTGAAACGCGACCTCGGATGCGGGTTCGCCCTGGTCATCCAGATCAGACCGGACCACCATACCCGCCACATGGCCGTTATTGTCGATGCGCAGGGTGTATTCGCCCATCACCCCGTCCACAGTCTGCATGGTCTGCTGAATGCTGGTGCTGTTGTCGCCAACATCGGATTGCAATTGCGTGATCGCCGTGGCCTGGCTGGACACATTCCCTTCGGCACCAGTCACACGGGTGTCCAACTGGCTGAGGGCGGTGGCCTGTCCGGCAGCATTGCCCTCGGCATCATCCAGACGGCTGTCCAGGCTGATGAGGCTCTGGCCGTGACTGGTGATCACGCCTTCCGCACTTGTGACCCGCGCATCCAGTTGCGATTGCGCCGTGGCCTGGCCGGAAATACCCCCTTCCGCACTATCCAGGCGGGCTTCAAGGCTGATCAGGCTTTGACTGTGGCTGGTGATCGCACCTTCTGCGGTGCTGACACGGGTTGTCAGCGCGCTGGAAGCGGACGCCTGGGCGGCGATGTCGCCATCCAGACGGACTTCCAAAGCATCAATGCTGCTGGCCAGTGCCGCATCGCCGCTGGCACGCACCAGCTTTTCCGATTCAATCAGCGACACGCTGTTTTCAATCGCCACGCCCAGCGATGCCGTGATGGCTGCTGTTGCGCTGCGGTCATCATCCACCCGCGCCCGGATATCCTGAGTGGCATAGGCAATCTGGGTTTTCAGGGCTTCGCGCTGTTCATAGGCCAGCAGCAATTGCTCCAGGGTGGCAACATCCTGAGTGCCAAGCTGATCATGCAGGGTCCGCACGTCGCTCACCGACTGGGTGATTGCCGGGCCGTCCAGGGTGCTGATCTGCACCTCTGCCGAGGACAGGCGGCTTTCGGCGGCGTCAAAATCCGCCTGATCCACCTTCAGGGTGATGGCCTCCTGCGCGGCGTCGATATCCACTTCCGCCGAACTCAGCCGGGCGTCCATCCCGTCCACTTCGGTTTGCGTGGCCTTGAGGGCGATTGCCGCCTCCGCCGCGTCCAGATCCGCCTCAACCTGATTGACCCGCACCTGCAGGTCGCCCACGACGGGGATCTGGCTCGGGTCCAGCACCGCATTGGAAATCTGCTGATTAACCCAGGCTTGCGTGGCCGACAGTGTGATAGAGGCTTCGGCAGCGGACAGCCGGATTTCCGCCTCGCTGATCCGTTCCGCTTCCGCAACCACGCCATAGATCCGCACCGTGCCGGTGTCCGGGTCCTGATAGATCCCGGCGTCTGCCATGCGGGCGTCGATTTCAGACAGCCTGGTCAGCGCCCAAAGCACTTTATCCCCGATGACCCCCAGCGCTTCGGCAGCATGGAAGCTCTGCACATCGCGGATTTCCAGATCCCGCTGCACCGCGCCTTCCAGCGGCGCGATCTTGTCCAGGACAAGCTGGTCGTCCAGCGCGGCGGCGGCGGCAGTGGCATCATCGGAAATTGCCTGCCAGGTCTCATCTGCCAGCATGTCCGGCTGCAGCTTGAACGCGGGCGTGGTGACCGGCAGCCAGGCGGTCCACTTGGTGTCCCTGGTCTTTGAGATGGCCCTGCCGCGGGCCTCGTATTCGGTGCTGCCCTGCATCGGCTCCAGGCGGAAGGTGCCCAGCTCCAGATCGGCGGTGCTGGCGCTGAAGCGCTCGTCGTCGCCGTCCTTGACCCGGACCTGGAAAGAAACGCCATCGGCTGTGGCTGCAAGGGAAGGGGTCCAGACGGCCCGGATACCAACGCCGCGGACAATGCCGTTTGCGTCCTTGATCCCGATGCCGGAGACGCCAAAGCCCGGCACCCCGGCGTCCTGGGTGACGATGGGCGCGGTGACCTGCGGCAGGTCCGGGGTTTCCAGCGCCAGGTCCGGATCAAAATCGCTGTGGTCCCATTCCCGCAGGCTGACAGAGACATTCAGCTTCAGCAGGTCATAGGCCATCTCGGTGATGGTGAAGGTCTTGCCGTTGTAGCCGTACCAGCCAGAAGTGAAACGGGTCTTCAGCAGAGGCCGCAGGTTTGAATACTCCGGCGGCAGCGGCAGCCGGTGTGTCCTGAAACGGCGGTTTTCCTTCAGCAGCGCATTGCCGATCTGGCGCGCTTGCGGGGTGTTGAACACCATCGGCAGCTTCAGATCGAACACACGCTCGCCGCCGTCTTCCGCTTCCCATTCCGGCCGGGTCAGCGTGACCGGCGCGGACGGGTTCCACAGCGCATTGGGGGACGGATGGGTGATTGTGACGGCGTTGAACGCCTTTTCCAGACCGGGGAAGGGATCGTGCTTCCAGCCTTCAGAGACCAGCAGGTCGTCTTCGGTCAGATCGGCCGCATAGGTGTCAACTGATCCCACCAGCGGATACCAATAGCCGCCCAGCTCGACAATCTCGGCATTTGCGGCGGCAAAGATCTCCTCAAGGAAATCAGCCGGCGGCTCTTCAAAGCGGATCTCCATGCCGCCGCGGAACTGAGGCCGGTTGTTGCTGCCCACGCCCAGATCGCAGGCGTCCAGTGCGGCCGCCCATTCGGTGTAAGGCATGTCCCCGGCCGGAAAGCCGCCGCCCCAGACAGAACCGCAGGGCAGGGTGATGCCGCGCATGACGGTATAGGCCATGACCATCAGGTTTTCGGTGGGCTGCCAGGTGGATTGATCCTCCCAGCGCTGAGGCCCGCTGCCCCCGGCGGTGCTGTCCTGGCGCACGTCATAAAAGCCCGGCCCGTTCAGCTCAAAGCGGACCTGCGGCCTGCCGTTCGGATACTGCTTGTCGCTGCGGTAGAAGGTCAGAACCGCATAGTTGAGGCCGGTCAGGATGTGGTCTTCGGTCCAGGGCCGGTCCGGGTCCGCGCCGTACAGCGCCACCAGGCGCGGATCCGCCGCCAGTTGGCTGCCGTCATAAAACCGGATCCAGCCGTATCCCCAGCCGTCATCCGCGACTTTGTTCAGGATCTGGTAGCCGACGTTCGGGTCCCAGTCGGTGCCGATCTCCGAATATTCGCCGTCGATGATCAGGCGGCGCAGGCTGGCGCCGGGGAGGTCGCCCAGCTCAATCACATGGGTCAGATAAACCCGGTTTTCGCCATGGCTGTTCTGATAGACCAGATGGCCTGCCGTGGCGAACCGGCCAACAACCGAGCCTTGCGGATCTGTCCCGCCGGTCGTGGTCGCCGACGTCTGAATGCCGGGGCGGCGCTGTTTGCGCTGCTGGAACTTCTTCAGCAGCAGCGAAATGCCGGTGGAAACCAGCGTCCGCAGCGCAAAGGCCGCGATTGCATTGGCGGCAACATAGGCCTTGAAGGCGGTGCCAAGTGCCACCAGGACAGCCCCGACCGAGGCGGCCTCGGCGGGCTGGCTCAGCGCCAGCAGGAACAGCAGGGCATAAGACAGCAGCTTCATGGCCGGAACACCCGTTGCGCCCGGTCAAGGTGCAGGTAGTCCAGCCCTTTGAGGCCCAGAACATGGATCTGCGGACCGCCAATAATTCCCAGCGCCGTGTGGCCGCCTTCGCTGATTGCGGCAATGTCGCCCGGCCGGGAACCGCCCCAGCCGTCGATTTCCGCCAAATGGGCCGCGGCCAGGTCGTCCAGATCCCGGTAGCCGGCGCCCTTCAGCATGGCCCGGCCTTCATCAAGGCTGCGGTATTTGCCGCGCCAGGCGCTGGCCAGGTCAACGCCCGTGCAGGCCTTCACCCAGCCTGCCGCAAAGAACGCGCAGTCGAATTGCGACGGCTTCAGCACGCGCTTGGCAGCCCGGATGCCGCTCAGATAATCCAGCAGGAGTTCCGCCCGGTTTTGCATCAGGTCCCCACGGCACCGGCCATTCACCGGCAACGTCGCTGTATTCGCGGCCCCGGTCGTCGGCGTTGCGGCGCTGCAGTTCGGCGTTTGAACGCTTCAGGGGCAGGCCCTGGGTCAGCTTGCGGGCGGGGGAAACCAGGACAAGCTGGGTAAAACTGGGTTTGCCCTTGCCGCCCAGCTCCTCCGGCGCCTCGTTTAAAACACCCTTAAACATGCGTTTAACGGGGGGCATCAGAGTGCCAGTGTCCAGGTCGAAGACAGCGGAATGGATCTGCACTTCAGCGTGGCGGGGATCATATTGCTGCAGGAGCTGTTTCACCTCGTCCAGCATCGGCGGCAGCTTGACCCGGTACTGCCGCACCTGGAACCCCGGCGCGGCAATGATCGGGGGCACATCGATCACGGCACCCGCGCCGTAGTAGGTGCGGATCCCGCCGTCGATCAGGAATTCCTGATGATCATCGCCGGTCCAGAACCCCAGGGTTTCCGGGGCGCCGGTGGTGCGGTTCTTGGCCTGAAACCACAGAAGGACGCGGGCGTCGGTGCCGCGGCGTTCTGCGAGCTGCTGCTGTGCTTGTGCGGAATAGCTCATGGTTACCTCAGCGTCTGCAGCCAGTTGAACGAGCCGCCTTCGGTCACAGCCGAACGGCCCTCGCCGTACTGGGCGGTGGTGAGGGTGGCCTTCAGAACCGGGTTGCCCAGCGTGATCGCGGCACCAAGGGCAGCGCCCGGCCGGATGAACGGGGTGACCTCGATGTCTGCGGCAACACCGGCACCAGAGGCCACCGCGCCGGTCGCAATGCGGTGGTAGGCGTAGCGGGTTGGATTGGCGCCATAGGTGAAGCCCAGCAGGTCGCCGCGGCTGAGGATGTAGCCCGCAGGCAGGCCGGAAATATCCAGCTCGCGGTTGTTCGGGTTCAGCGCCTCGATGACAGGCGCGGAGCTGCCAAGGATGAATTTTTCCGGGTCGGCTGCCGGGTGCGGTTGCCGTGTGTCCCACAGCAGAAAGGACGCGCCGGGTTCGTCCAGCAGCGACAGGCGCGCCTCGATGGCGGCAATGGCGCTGTGGTGGTCCTTGTCCAGGACAATGCGCCCGCCCCACAGGCGGCTGCCGAGCCGGTGCTTGATCACGTCGCCGCCGTGGGTTTCCGACGTGGTATTGGCAGCACCCGGCCGGGAGGTGATCCGGGCGATGGGCAATGTGTCAAAAAACTCGCTGAGGGGGAGGGGCCAGGCCAGTGCCATCATCAAACCTTGTATGGATCTTCAAGAGTGTCTTTCACGGTCGAGCGGGCGGGGCCTTGGTCATAGTCCCGGACCACTTCCACGCTGATTTCCGAGGCGCGTTCTTCCACCACCGCCTCGAACATCGGTGAAGGCAGAAGGCGGACTGTCACTGAGGGGCGGGTTTGCCCGGCCGCCGCCGACGGGGGCGCACTGGCGGCGGCGCCGGGAACAATTCCGCTTGCAAAGCCGGGGATTTCCACGCCGTCATTCATCGCCTGCAGGATCGGGCGGTAGCGGCGGGTGGCCTTGGCGGTGATGACGCTTTCACCGGCAGACAGCCAGGCCGGGACCTTGTCATCGCGGTTGCCGCCATCGCCGTGGACCATGCCAACAGTGCCGTCTGCGAAACCCAAGGCATTCAGGATGATATTCCCGCCGTCGCTGCCGGAGCTTTCACCGCCGCCAAACAGGCCGCTGCCGATGTTGAAAAGCTCGGCAAGAGGTCCCTTGCCAAAGAACACGGCTTCAGCGGCGGCGCGGATGATTGCTTCCTTCACGCGGTCCCAGGCGTCTGCGGCCGCGTCGCCGCTGGACGTCAGCGCGTCGCCCAGATCCTGGCCGGTTGCCTTCAGCCATTCACCGGCCTCTTTGGTTTGCTCCAGCGCCTTTTCTTCTTCCAGCCGCTTGCGGATGATGGCTTCAACTGCCTTGCGTTCTGCATCGGTGGCGTCCTTCAGAACATCCCGGTGCCGGATCATTTCCTGCATAACCGGGTCGGTTTCCTTCAGGACGTCCAGGCGCTCCCGCTCCCGCGCGATCAGCCGTTCAATGGCCTTTCGCTCAGAGTCATGCTGGCTGGCACCACCGCCGCCCCGCTTTTTCCGCGGGTTCGAAGGCAGATCCACGTCCGGCAGGCCCTGGTCGCGATAGATGTAATCCGGGTTTCCGGCGCCTGCGCCTTCGCCGCGCGGGTCGTTGAAATCCGGGTTCGCGCGGATGCGGCCCATGATCTCGTTGCCCTGGGCTTCCAGCAGGTTGGTTTTCAGGCGGTGGGCTTCATCCGCGGCCAGGGTGATATTGCCCGCCATATCGGCATCGGCCACACCGTTGGCAGCATCCCAGGCCGCCATCAGCTCGTCCTTCAGCTCCTCGGAAATCTCCTGGGCATCAACCTGCTGCTGATAGGCGCGCCGCTCTGCCTGAAGGCGCAGTTCTGCGGCCTGCAAACTGCCATCGCCGTGCGTTGCAATGGCTTCCTGCAAGGCCTCTTCGGTCTGAAGCTGGGCAATTGTGTTGCGGGCGGCGGTCTCGATCTTCAGACGTTCGTCCAGATAACCCTTGGCCGAATTCTGCAGGTTCTGCCACAGCTCGCTGCCGGTGGACTGAAGCTCCTGCCAGGGCGCCTGGACGCGACCGGCGAAGACTTCCAGATCGCGGATGACAGCCGCCAGGCCTTCATAGAATTCCCGCTGGCTGGCGTTCAGCCCGTCCAGGCCGCCAGCAGCCTCCAGCAGCATTTCCCGCACATCCAGCGCGGCGGCCAGCCGCTTTGCAGGATCTTCGCTGCTGTCCAGCAGTTCCAGATTACGGGCAAAAACATCGCTCAATTCCCGATGCGTGGACAGCATCGAACTCAGGCCAAGGAAATCACGGGCCAGTCCACGGGAATTGCGTTCATCAAAAAACGAGGTTTCAAGAACCAGGTTACGGACGCTTTCGGCGGTCGCATCAATTGCCTTTTGCGCGTCGAGCTTAGCCAGGGCTGCCATATCGGCCAGCACCAGGCGCAGTTCGGGGGAGGCTGAGCCGAATTCCTCGACCATTTCAGCAACGCTGAGGCGGGTCTTTTGCGACTTGTCGCTGAACGCCTCGATGGCATCCCCGGCCGCTTCGATCCGGTCTTCCAGAGTTTCGGCGGCCTCGGCAGAACCGGTCATCCACTGGATCATCGCTGCGCCCGCAGCAATGCCGCCGATGGTGATCAGGTTCAGTGGGCTGATCATGCGCACCAATGCCTGGCGCATCATGTTTGCCGCATTCGCCGCCCCGGAGTTGCCGAACACCTGGGTGATTTGGGTGCCTTGCTGAATGGCGAGCTGAAGCGGGTTCTGACCCGCAGCCAGCATGACACCAATATCGTTGAACTGGGCGGTGAGGTTGCCGACCTGACCCGCTGCAAGCTGGTGGCTGGCGCCGACAGTGACAGCGTCTCTGGCAACGGCTGTCTCGGCAGCGCTGAGGGCTTGCGTCCGGCTTGCGGCCGCGCCGGATGCGGTGCCGAGCTGTTTGATTTCCCGCGCGGCCTTGGCTTCCTCAAAACTGAGGACTTTGGCGGATTTCCCGGCAGCGTCTTTTGCCCCCTTCAGCTCCTGCAGCTCCTGGATGCCCTGGGAGGCATCCATCAAGACTTTTCCGGAGAGGACGAAGGGCATGATCAGTTTCCGCTGCTTTCGGCCAGAACGCCGCTTTCAATCATCTGGACCTTGGCAAACAGGTCCGGGGTCATTTCGGTGCCGCTGAATGCCCAGGCGGCCTGGGCGCCGGGGTAGTTCAATCCGGTGATGCGGCTGCGGCCGTCTGCCAGGGCGATCCGGTTCAACTGGGTTGCGGCGTCCAGAAAGGCTTCCACCGCTTCCGCGTTTTGCCGCCAGACGCCCTCCGGATCTGTCCGGCCCGGCCGCCCTGCAGCCATCAGCTCTTTCGGGATGCCCAGGGTTTCGGCGTCTTCGTCTTCCTCGCACCGGGCGGGCGAGGTGCTGAACAATTTGCCCTGCACCCACGCCCGCCCGGCCCAGATCAGTTTCCCGGCAGAAGACCGTTCATGCCGTTGTGATAGGCCGCCATCAGCGCGATCCGGGCGTAGGGCAGTTTGAAGACGGTCTCGCGGATCTCATCATTGTAGGGAATGGGCTTGCCATCCGCTCCAGCCAGGTCATCCAGGGAAGCCACAGCCTGGCGCAGGAACTCTTTGGTGCCTTCAACATCCGCCATGCCGAGACCGTTGAGTGCGTCGTCGTCCATGGCGTTGAAAGTGGCCTTGAAGTCCTGCTCGTCTACGCCGTCATCTTTGGGCACACGGACTTTCACGGTGCGGGTAAAGGTGGGCCGTTCGATGATATTGAACACTGGGAATTGCTCCTTTGGGATCAGGTGAGGGTCAGCGACCACTGGCTGTTCAGGGCGGCAGCGCGGGGCACCAGGCGCAGGGGCCATTCCTTGATGCCCTGGGACTGCGACAGGCCCGGCCGTTGCATCTGGGCAGTCGGCAGGTTGAGGGTGGCGATCTTCCCGGCCTCGGTGCCGTGGGTCAGAACCACGGCGGGCCGGTCCAAGTTCATGGCCATTTGGAACGGATTGAAATCCGCCAGCGGCATGGCGTTCACGGTGGTTTCAAACAGTTCTGATTTGTCGGTGATCAGAATATCTTCAGAGCCGACCAGGAACCGCGGTTCAACCTTGTTGCCCAGGGCCAGCTTGGCGGTCTTCATGACAAGGCTGGTGCCGCCGATGGTGAACACCGGGGTGTTGTTGTGGCTGACAATTGTCGGCTCGGTCCAGGACGCCAGGTCAACAGTTGGCGGCGCTGTGTCGGCGGGCAGCGTGAACAGCCCGGTGAGGTCGAACTTGATCTTGGGCGTAGCTTGGGCATCAAGCATGAACTCCGCAGTGCCGCGGGTGCCGAGCATGGCATAGCGGGTGCCGCCGATGCTGATATGCACGGTTCCTGATTCCTGGCCATCCACGATAGGGGTGTATTCAACGGAGGTGCCGGGGGTGATGGTTTCGGCAACGGCGCAGGCGCGCAGCAGCGGCCCCCAGGCCGGGGCGTGCCCGCCACGCCGGACGCGCTGAGGTCCACGGTCAATGTCAGCTTGGCGTGAATATCTGTCGGGATGGTGCCGTTGGCACTCATGCCGGGCTGTTCCAGGTCGCGGTCCTGATCCTGGCCCTCCATCGGCTTGAAGGTCACATCATAACCCAGGATGGCATTGGCCGCCCCGGTCGGGGTGGCGTCGTCGCCGTAGGTGCTTTCCAGCTTGAACAGGATGCGCTTGTCGCGCCAATATTCCGGGGCGGCCATTTATGCCTCCTTTTCCGTGCGGGCGGGTTTGGCCGGGGCCTTCGGCTTCGGATCTGCAGCGGGCTTTTCAACCTGCTTCAGCTTGCCGTCAGGCTGGCGGGTAAAGCTGCCGCCGGATTGGGGCAGGGGTGGCTTGCTCATGATGTGACCCTCAGTTCGGTGTTGATGGAAAAGACCAGCTCATAGAGGAGGCGGCCCCGGTGATGGACAGCAGGCGTCCGCGGTCCACCTGAAACACGCCGGGGCCAGCCTCCGGCGCCCAGCCCGCCAGGGCAGAGGCAACGCTGGTAATGAGCGGGTCCACCTCTTCCAGCGCTTTGGCGCCGGTCTTGGATTGGCTGGGGGCGATCAGCAGCACGGAATAGGCACGGGCCAGCGGCTGGGTGAAAACCCCGGTGCCCGCCTCGGCTTTGCCGCCTTTCAGGCCCGCGGGGGAAACCGTCGCGGTGGCATTCTGCGGCAGGCGGTTGCTCCGGATCATTTCGACCAGGTCGGCCACCGGCTTAGCCCGGTTGGACAGCTCCGGCACCTGGGCGTTCAAGCGGCTGACAATCGCATCCAGCATCAGATGAACCCTTTCAGGTTCAAGGCGGTCAGCGGGCGTTCCCGGTCGGTGACCCGCACGCCGTTGCCGGGCTGGGTCGCGGGTTCGACACCAGCGACGGGCAGGCGCACGGTGCCCTTGGCAATCTTTTCCAGAGTGGCAAGCGCCGCCTTCTGTTCATCCTTGATCAATTCGGACGGTGTGTAGCGGTGCAGTTTGTAGATGGTGATTTGCTCGGCCAGCTCGCGGATCAGCGGCGGGGTCTCAGCCATCGGCAGCACATAGCGGCCCTGCAAATGACCGTCGATCAGGGCATCGGTGCCGCTGATCGCCTTTGCCACCACGTCCGCATCGATCTCGCCGGTGGGTTCTTCACCCCGGTCTGTCAGCTCAACCAGCAGGTCCTGCCCGTAACGGGTGACCAGGTCATCTTGTGCGGCATAGGCCATAGTGCCCTCGGGTGGTCAGAGAAATGGGAAAGGGGAGGCAGCGCCGGTGGGGCGCTGCCGGGTGGCTTAGCGGAAGGAAACGATCAGCTCCGGATCTGCTTCCAGCGCCGCCAGATCGTCGTCGCTCAGGTCGGAGCGGAGGATTTCAACCGCTTCGCGGGTGAATTTCTTGCCGATGCGCCAGCGGCCTTGTTCCGGGCCTTTGACGACAACCAGGCTTTCCTTCTGCGCATCCTGGATCACTGGGGGACCGCCTTTGCGGAAAGGGTCTGAAGACTGGCGGCCAAAGCACTACTGGTTTCACTGGCCGGGGCGGCATTGGCCTCCGCTTCTGCCTTCGCCTTGGCTTTCGCCTCCGCTTCGGCCCTTGCCTTGACCTCTGCTTCAGCCTTGGCTTTTGCCTGCGCCTCGGCTTCAGCTTCGGCAATCTTGGCCTTCAGCTTGTCATCGCCGGTGTTCGGCGCGGGGAGAGGCCCAGTTCTTTCGCACGGGCAAACAGTTGTTCACGTTCATTCATGGGATTTGCTCCTTAGGCCAGCCGGGAGACCATCAGCACCTCAGCGGTGCCTTTCCACTCGTTGTCCGAGCCGTCGATCTGGTCATTTTTCATCAGGCGGTTGGCGGCGCCTTCCAGCGCGGGCGGAACCATCAGCACGTCCGGGGAGAGGTTCAGCGGCTCGCCGTAGTCCGCCTTCATGGACTGCACCGCGACCCGTGCGGCCTCATAGTTGGCAGCCGTCAGGGGTTGCCGGGAGACAAAGGCGGTCTGCCAGAAGCCAAAGCCCACATTGCAGCGCCCGTCCGTCCCGTAGAGGAATTCCTTGTTCTTGAAGACATTCGCGTCGGTGGGGTTGTCCAGCGCCACGAAGTCAAAGGCTTCGCGTTCCTGGTAGATGATCGGCTTGATGACTTCGCTGGTGCAAAGCAGATACCAGGGGGTGCCAGCGCCGCCGCCGTCATTGGAAACCGTATAGGTGTTGCCTTCAGCGTCCAGAACCGGGTGATCGGTGTCGAAGAAGCTTTGCCCGTCGTAGCATTTCTGATTGGCGCCATCTTTCAGCAGGCCAAACACCAGCTTGTCAGGATGCGCAGCGACCTTGCGGCCAAAGCCTTCAAAGACAGGTTTGTACACGCCGATGGTGTCGTCTTTGATCTTGTTCCGCTGGACGCCGATCGTCAGTTCGAAGTCTTTGTTCTTGATGGCGTAGTCGTGTTCTTTCAGGCCATGGACGTGGCGGTCGCCAATCCATTCGCGCACCTCGGGCATTTCGCCGAGCCAGCCATAGGTTTCTTCGCCAGCGGTGGACAGAACGGTGGTTGCGATACGCTCATAGAGCGTTTTCTCCTGGCCGACGCCGCCCTGAAAATGAGCTTTAAAGCCCTTGCGAAGCGCGTTCAGCGTTGCGGTGGTAATAAGCATGATGGGTTCCTTAACCTGCGTTGGTCAGCGCTTCGTCGAAGCGGACCCAGACGCCCTGGGCGTCCACGTTGTCGATAAAGCCCGCACGGGACCGGGTGCCGCCGCCGTCTGTTTTCGCGACGGTCTGGTCATCCGCCACAAAGGCGAGGCTGCCGATATCGGCGGCGGTGATTTCATCAGCACCGGCTGAATTGGCGTAGCGGAACAGGCCCGCATTGAACGGCACATCCAGATCGCCATCAGCGCCAAGGCGGTTGTCCACCTGGTCATCCGCCCGGCCGACAGCGACCAGGCCGTTTGCGGTCTGGCCCTTGGTCAGCAGACCGGCGGCATTGCGCATGACAATGGCCCCGGCAAAGATCAGCACGCCTGCAACGGCTTTGCCGACCCGGTTTCCGCCGAGGGATTGCGGAGTGTTGCGGTTGTCGGTCAAAGCGGTCATTTGCCTGTCTCCTCTTCACCTGCAAATTCTTCCGGAGACAAGCCCAGCAGAGTGGCCACGTTGGCTTCTTCGGCTTGCAAAGAAACTGCGCCGTCTTTCGGTTCCGGCGGCAGGATATTGGTTGCGGTGGCGTCCAGTTTCGGAAGGCCGGCAATCACCTTTTCAGTGCGTTCCGGGTTTTCCTGATGCATGGCGATGTAGTGGTCCCGGCTGGGCAGCACCCCGACCCGCTTTTCGCGGATCGCTTGATCGATGAATGCTTCCGATGCGGTTTTTTGCGTCGCGGCCTGGGCAGTTGTGACCGTTTCGGACAAGACGGCCACTGTCCCTTCCAACGCTGAAATGCTGGATTGCAGAGCAACGATCTGCGCATCCTTGCCTTCATCCGCGCCCGCGCCCTTGGCGGCGGCAAGAATGTCAGTCGCGGCGGCCCCGGGAACACAGCCCAGAGCAACGCCGATTTCGCCCATCTGGGACTGAAGCGCGGTGCTTTCGCCGGGCTTCATCGCTTTCAGCGCCTTGGTGATATCATCCTCGCTAGCACCGGCCGCAAGGCCCAGAATCTTGGCGAGGGTTTCCTGAAACGTCATGGTTTCATTCTCCTGTTGATTAAGAGCGGTCAGCCCAAGCAGGTTCGGCTGGTTGACCAGGGACGCGCGGCGGATCGCCACGATTTCGCGGCTGCCGGGCGCAGGCAGGCCCACAACCGGGGACAGGCCTGCAAAGGCCCGGTCCTCAAGAAGCGCGCGGCCAGTGCCGGTCCATTCAACCCGGCCCCAGATACCGTCTTCGCGGGCTTGCATTTCGGTGATCCAGCCGCGGGCCGGGGCAGGCAGCCCCTTCGGCGCGGCCAGGTCAGTGGCATGATTTTCATCAATCACCAGCTTGTCCGTCCCAGCAAAGCTGGCGGCGATGATCTTCTCTGCGTCGGTTACATTGTACGGCCCCCGGCGGTCATTGGTTTGCACCAGGCCGGACGTGGTAGGCAGTAAATGCACCCACTCTGGTGCCCCGGCAGCCGCTGTGCTGGGGAGTTCAGATTGAAGTGCTAAAATGGTGGTCTGATGCGTGTTTCCCATGCCAGCGAATGTCGCAGGCGGGCGCGCGCCGAAATACCCGCACCTATGTGCGGGTCAATGGGACGGATGTGTTCGGGGGGCGGTTCGGGACAGGTTGGCGGGGCAGGTGTGCCAGGTCAACCCCGGCTGTTTGCCGCCGTTTGCAGCCACTCTTCCAGCTCAAGCACCATATTGTCCTGGTCCTCATCGGAAATGCCGATGAACTCGCGGGCAGGGATACCGCCCCAGGGTATTGAAGACCCGTTTGAAGCGGTGCCAAAGGCGCCTTTGGCAGCCCCAAACTGCATGACAGCGGCCTGGATGGCATTGGAGCCGTATTCCAGCCCGTCCTTGCTGGCCTCATAAAAGAGGCTGTTCCGCATGTCGCCTGATTGATTCAACGGCGCGCCATAGGAAAGGCCCAGTTTGGCGTATCGGTCGATTGTCGTTTGGGAGCGGGGGCAAAAGGGCTGCCGTCGGGGTTTTCGCCCTTCAGCATCCGGTCCTGGGTGGAGTTGATCAGGTATTCGCCCAGGTCCGCCATTGCCTCGGATGGGTCATCCAGCGCATCCCGAAGCGCTTCCAGCATCGGGTCCAGGGTGTCCGTGTTGTAAACAAGTCCGGTCATGGCTATATTCTACCTGCTTTCGTTGGGGGCATCAGGCCGCCAGGCTCATAACCTGGAACCGTGTTCGGGCGTTCAGGCCGGGGACCCTTCGGAAGCTCTTCTTCCCCACATGGATTGAACTGCCAGCATCCGGCGCTTCTTGCCGCGGATCTCCATGGCCACTGTGTATGTGACGCCGCCAATCCGGCGGGAAAACCGGACCACGGGCAAACCGGCCCGTGTCTCGCCCGCCGCCTCGATGATGTCAGGCTGGTTCAGAATGCGGGCAGAAGCGCGTAAGTTTCCGCACTGATCGGGATCTGGCCGCGCAGGGCTTCAGAGGCGGCGCCGTGCCCCGAAAGGATGTGCCGCACTGCAGGCGCGTCCAGCGTGAAGTGATAGTTCTCCAGATCGCTGCCCAGCAGGTCATTCACCCGCTGCCGGTGCGCCTGGGTAAGGCGGCCCATGGTCCGGACCGGTTGAACCGCGCGGCCCTCCTGCACAGCTTTGGCATAGCGGCGCAGGTCGGTCATCAGCGACGGCAGATTGCGGTAGGCGCTGGACAGTGCATCCTGCTGGACTGCCGGGAAATCATCCAGATACGCACGGGCAATAGAGTAGGGCCAGTTTACCGTCTTCTTGGCCATGGCCTGCACCAGGTCGGCAACAGACGCGCCGGGTGCCTGGCCCCAGCCTTCATCTATGCCGGCAGGCGCCCCTGTTTCTGCCATGGGGGCATCCCAGCCGTCCCGGAGCTTTACACCCGGCTTGCCGCCGCGCCGGATCGCCCCGGCAATTGAGCGGGCGCCGAACACATTGCAACTGCAGCCAAAGCCATTGGGCGGGAAAGCAAGCGGCCAGAACGGATGATCAGCGGGAAGGATCAGCCCGTCCCAGGACAAGTGCTGCAGACGCGGTTCAGCAGATCCGCCGTGCCGGTAGACCAGAAACGGAAAGTTGCCGTTGCGGAGCTGCGCCAGGCGTCCGGCCATATAGCTGGTGCGCATATTGGTGCGGTAGATGGTCCGCATCCGCCAATTGCGGCCTTTTTCGCTGTCTTCGCCAGCCCAGCCGGTCCAGCCGCGACGGAGTACAATGGCCCTGAAATCGTCTTTGAACGCCTCAAAGCCGGTGCCTTCTACAATCGCCTTGTCCACCGCGGCGGCCAGGTCTGTCAGTAAGTCGGCCTTGGTGGCTCCCGCGACGGCAAAAGACCTGTCATGGGCCGCGCCGTCCAAGTCATCCCATGCCGCTGTGGGGACCAGGTTGCCGAGCCGCAGCCGGAAGGCTGCGGCCTGTTCCTTGAACGGGCGGCGGAAGGTGGCGGCCAGCGCATCAGTCACCGGCTTCATCCTCTGCAGCGGCACGCCCGCCAGCCGCCGCCGCCGTGATGGCATCGGTCAGGGTGGCGGACAGGCCGGACGTGTCCAGATCGGAATAGGCGTTCAGCAGGATTTCCCGGAATTCCTCAAAGCTGGACGCCGCCTCAAACATGGCTTCAATCTGATCCAGCATCCCGTCCACCGCCGGGCCTGCTTCCAGCTCCAGGCGGGCGGTCAGATCCGCAATTGGCGACACCCCCGAAAAATCGCCCGTAGAGGGCTGTTCGGACTGCAGGGCGGCAACGCCCCTGAATTCCCGTTCCGGGTATAAAACCCCCTTTAAAAATGCTCTCAGGGGTATTCCCGTTGCCTGCGCCCGGTTGCATTCCCGGCTGAGGCGGGGTTTCGGGCGGTTTTCCCAGAATGCGCTCTCCGCTCTTGGGGGCGGAAAGCCCGAGCTTGGCCAGGACTTCTTTTTCGGAAACCTGAAGGCCCACCTCGACCCAGGGCTTGGCGGCCTCGGTCCAAGCTTTCAGATCTTCCGCCTCCGGGCGGGCAAGCTTCAATTGGGGATAGCGCTTTTGCGGTCCGAAATTCAGATCAACAAACGGGCGTACCAGCATCTGGTTGAGAACACCGGCCAGCAGACCGGCGTCGGCGGTTTCAATATCCTCCTGAACCTGCCGGTGCTCTTTGCCGGAGCCAAGCCCGCCGGTAACTGCATCGGTGGTTGAGGTCTGCCCCAGGACCGCCTTTGAGGTCTGTTTGTCCAGCCAGTCGGCGCGCCGCTCGTAAAGGTCCACAGAGCCGCTGATATTCTGCGCTTCTATGAATTCCATCATCATGCTGTCCGGCATGATGGCGGCGCAATCCCCGGCGATATTGACCACCGCGTGATAAAGCGTGTCCTTTTCCTCTTCAGAGGTGCCGGGGCCGTATTTCCCGACCCGGATAGGCTGACCATAGGTTTGCGTGAAAATCGCCCAGTCCCGCTGGGTGAAGGCCTTGAACATCCAGGCCCAGGCAGCGGGCCGGGCCAGGCCGCCGCGCACCGGGAGGCCGGACTTGGCCTTGATCGGGGCAAAGATGAACTTATAGGCGGGCAGGGGTTCTTCCTGGCCGCCTTCATTCAGCATCACCGGGGTACGCAGGTCCTTGCGCTGGAACCGGAACCAGCGCGGATCCCGCCATTCCAGCCGCTGGGGCACAGTCATTCCGTCCGCATGTTCCCAGATGATTTCGGTGAACGAATAACCCTTGCCGACAGCATCCAGAATATCAAACAGCTCGCCCTGCAACTCGTCACGGGTCAGCCAGTCACGGAAGGCATCAGCGTGTTTCTTCTCTGCTGCTGTTGTCCCGCGCGTTGTCACGGTGGCAGGCAACTGGCTGACGGCCCGCTTGCGGGTGCCGACCACACCCAAATAATGCAGATCCCGCTCTTCAATGGTTTCGGCCAGTTCCAGGTACTGAACCGGGTCGCCCTGGTCGGCAGCCCGCAGGATATTGGCAAGCCGCACCGGGTCCAGCCCGTCGCCGGGATATCCGGACACAGGGGACCGCACACTGCCGAATGAAGCGGCAGCGATTTCCTCGGTCAGAGCCTTGCGGTCAACCGGACGGCCATAGGGATCAAGCACAGGAGATTTTGCCATCAGCCGCGCCCCCGGAGTTTGCTCCACAGCCAATGGAAGAAACCCGGCCGCGGGGTCGAAAGATCCTGACCGGCGAAGGCTGCGGCCTGCACCGCGGCCATTTTCACCCGTTCCTTCCGCAACTCCTTTATCTGCTGCTGCGCACGATGCGCTTTAAGCCGCTTGCGCTCTTTCTTTGTCCGGGCCATCAAAACCCCCTTTGATCCGGGCGCCCAGCGGGCCGCTCCACGTGTTTTTCGGATTATCCGCCGCTCTGTTCCGTGCCAGGCGCTCGGCGCCGGTTCTGGATGGTGCGGTGGTGTTCTGCGGGGCCGCCGCGGACCGGTAGCCGAACTCAACGAACCGCATCCGGGACGCGAAATGTGCCAGTGCCAGGCCGATGGCATAGTCGCCGTGGCGCCGCTTGACGCCCTTTTTCCCTTTGGCCAGCTCTTTGTCGCGGACATCGGGCACCTTGGGGATGCCGCGGATCTCCTTCACGGCGCGCAGGTCGGTCAGGTGGTCCGCATCCGCACCGATTGAAATCATGTCGTCTTCAAAGGCGGTTTTAAGGGGCGGCATATTCACCCGGTACCATTCCAGGCTGAACTTGATTGCCCAGATCAGGCCGGGCGTATCTTCGCTTTCCCGGAGGCCGAACCGGCGGCCCATGTCTTCGGCGACAGTCCAGCCCATGCCGGTGGCATCAAAGGCAGCCCCCAGGAGGCGGGATAGGACAGCGTCCAGAACGTCCCCGACAATCGCCTTTTGCTCATTGCCTGGCACATTGCGCATTTCCAGCGACATAGCTTCACGGCGGCGCAGGTTCTGCTCGAGCATCAAAAGAGGCAGGACCGAAAGATCCGCCACCCTGGCAAAGTCAAACCCGGCCGCATAGTGCGGCGTCATGTCAAGCCCGCTCAGAACCCGGTCCAACTCTCGCATGAACGGCCGCATGTGTTCGGACTGGTGCTGCGGCGTCAGGTGCAGATAGTTGTCCGGCAGTTCCAGGCGCAGCACCGGCGCGTCAGCCGTCATGCGGGCTTCAATCAGCGGTGCGGCCAGCCAGGCACCGGAACCGGATTTCGGGATGCAGTGCAGCTCCTCGTCGGCATCATCGCCGTAAACAGCGTGGATGCTGTCTATCCACTTCTGCTTTTCTTCCGGCGTGTCAGGCTTGCCCGTGACCAGGGCAATCCGTTCATATAGCCCGGCGTCCACCGCCTCGTTGAAGGTGACGCGCACCACCTTGGCAATGTCGCCGCGCTCGCCGGAATTGACCTGACGCACCAAAACATTGAACGGGTTGCTGTCCCCGTCGTGGGTGGAAATGACCAGGACCTTGCCGCCCCACATCAGGAGGGCGTTTGCCGCCTTCAGCATTTCGTCCAGCTCGTCGTGGAAAGCCGCCTCGTCAAAGATCACATAGCCCTGGCGTCCGCGCAGCGAACGCGGCTTGCTGGTCAGCGCGACGATTTCAAAGCCGCTGGCAAAGCGGATGCGGAAGGCGCTGATGTGCCGGTCTTCTTCGCCCTCTTTCTGATCCTTGAACAGGAAATCCTGCACGGCAGTAGCAGCGGGCATAAAGGCCTTGGCCCACATCGCGCAGGTATCGATAAACTCGCGCGCCATATCCAGATTGAAGCCGATGTAGAGCGTGTCCATGCCGCCCGCCGGCTTAGACGCGCCAGAGGTCAGAACGGCGTCCGCGCCCACGCCCCAGGTCATCCCGATACGGCGGGATTTCTCGCAGACCGTGAACTGATAAGTGGCCGTCGTTTGCAGGAGCTTGGTCTGGTACGACAGCAGCACAGCCGGAAGGCCCTGGCTGGTGTCGATGATATCAGGAAAGGACTGCGCACTGTCAGCGCGCAGCTTTTCCCATTCTTCATCGGTGATTTGTCCGGTTCCGGTGCTCACGGGCAGGCACCGCCAAGCGCAATCATCGCTTGCCCCGAACAAGATTTGTTCCCGGATCGCCTCGACGGTTTCAGCCGTCATGCCGAGCTGGGTTGCGGCTTTCGCCATGTCTCCAGCAGCCTCTTCCTTGGCCTTCAGGGCAATGCGCTGGCGTTCCTCTTCCAGCATCTTTTCCCGCAGCCCGGCCGAGTGCATCAGATCCTTCAGCGTACGCGCCAGGTTGGACAGGCTTTTTGCGTCTATGCTTTCGCCTTTTTCAGTGACCGCCTGCATGAGCTGGAACATGGCCGTGGCAATCATCTGCATCAGCACGCGGTGCATGTCGCTTTCCGCTTCAATGTCCATATCGGACAGAAGCGTCTCTGCCATGGCAAAGGCGTCCCGCTGGTTTTTCAGCAGCTTGGAGAATTCACCAACCGCGGATTTCCCGACGCGGATTTCCAGACCCTTTTCGTCCAGCCAGAAGTTCAGGTCTTCTGTGACGCCGATAATGTCGCCAAAGCCGCGCTCTTGCAGGGCGAGGGCAAGCCGCTGGCGGATTTCCAGCGGAACAAGGTCAAGCTTTTTGGGGCGGGGCACTGGTCAGCTCCCTGGACGCGGACGCTGGATCTTCGGATGGCGGGCGATGCCTTGGGCAATTTCAACACCGCGTGTGGTGGCGGTGACCACTACAAAACTGCCGTTCCGCTCGATTTGAGCCAGGCCTTGCTCCTGCAGCCATTCGAGTTCGGTTTCGGTTTGGTCGCGGGTGTAGGCGATACCGACGCGCGGCAGTTGGCTGGCCAGCATCGACACATTCGATGTGTAGCCGGGTGCATCCTCAATGAAGCGCAGAATTGCGATGCGGGCATGTTCCCGCAGAGTTTCGTTGTAGTTCATCAGTTGCTCCCGTTCAGCAAATGGTCTTCATGCCTGGTCACAACGTTTTCCAAGCGGCCCATGATTTGCTGATTTCCTTCCAGGACCGCTTCCATCCGGCCCATGGTTCCGTTGATGCGCTCCATGGCGAGTTCTATCTTGTGAACGTCTTCGCGGGTGGGCATCGACTTGATGGATTGCTCGACAGAAATCAGCCGGTTTTCGTGCCGGTCCATCCTGTCTGAACCCTGCTTGAAACGCTCGTCAACGTTCGTCCGGCGCCCACTGATCCAGACGTAAACAGCGGTCCCCAAGGAACCTGCAAATGTCACAAGGGCCAGAGCATTAGACCACGTGAATGTGGGGTCGAACTCCATCAGTGCAGCTCCCCCGCCGGTTCCGGTGCAGCCGCGCCAATCGCCTGAAACGCATTGCTGTGCCCAAGGACGCAGGCCGCGCCGCCTGGCGCGGTGGCCGATATCGTCCAGGCGCCGGTGTCCGGAGAAACGAACAGATGGATGGCGTTGCCGTTCTTGGCGAGCATTTCAGCCGCCGGGGCTTCGCCGTGATGCTCGAACAGAACGGCGGCCAGTTCATCGAAACGGGCATAGCACTGTGCAGCCGCAGCAGCAGGCTGGACGAACAGCCCCAGCGCTATGGCGGCGGTAAGCGCGAGAACCCGGATCATGCGGCACCGCCTTTCATACCGGCAATAACCGCGTCCTTGTTCTTGGAGCCGACCGATGAGCCGAAATAGAAGTTCAGCACCTGGCTAAGCCCGGTGGCCAGAGAGCCGATCAGCAGCGCCAGAACGGGGCCGCTGTCCACGGGCAAACCGTTCAGGGTCACATAGGCCAGAACGGCAAAGAACCCGACAATCACCACCGCGGCCAGAATGCCGGGTGTGCGGTCCTTGGTCTGGACCTGGCGGGCGCGGGCGCTGGCGCGGTCATCGGCGGCGATGCGTTCCAGCTCGATGCCGGCGGCCTGAAGCTGGGCAGCAAACTCGGCGTCCACCTGTTTCAGTTTGGCCAGGTCGGCGGCAGACGCGCCTAAGATGGCCTGTTCCACCTCGTCAGAGGAGGCGCCCTGGCGGCCCATGAATTGGGTGGCCAGGGCATCAACAGCCACCCCGGCCATCGGCCCGCCCAGGGCCGCCGCGACGGTCGGCGCAACAGCGCCCAGAAACCGGATGATCTTGTCCTTGTTCTTCATGTTTCAGCCCCTTTGAAGCCGGGTTTGGAAAAGGTGATGGGGTCCGCGTAGCTCTTCACAACCCAGCCAGAGGCGCCGCCATATAGGACCTTCAGCCAGGTCCGCCCGGCAAACACTCCGGACGCCAGAACCGGCACCACGGTGCCGTCTGGGATCTGCGCAATCACATTGGGATTGAAGCTGGGCCAGCGGCGCACATTCAAACTGCCGCCGGGCACGTCGATAGCCACTAACTCCTCGGGCCGGGCCGGGATTTCCTGTGCGGCCAGCTCCGTTTCCACCGGATCATCCCGGCCAAGTACGCGGGCGCGTATATGTTCCAGCGGGAACAGGGGGTTCGTATCAACTTTGCGGCCCGGCGAAACATACCAATGAGTGGTAATATCGCGCAGGCTGCAGACGCTGGAAAACAGCTTTTGAAGCAGCACGTCCAGGGCGACCAGTTGTTCTGTGGTGTGAGGCATCCAAAGCCCGGCGCCGTGTTCCGGGGTTTCCAGCTCTTGAATGCCGTAGGTGGCGATATCAAACGTTTCACCGTACCAGGCGCGCGCCAGCTTCAATGTATGGCGCTGCATTTTGCCGGGGTTGACCAGCTCAATTCCGATGGAAAAGCCGTTACAGCCCTGGCGGCCATGGTATTGAGACGTGCCTGCGTGATTGGCGCGATTGTAAACGGGGACCTGCTGCTGAACATGACCGTCACGTTCAATTACGAAATGAACGGAAGTCTTGGCGTTGTTGTATTGCAGGTACCGGGCAGAGTTGCCTTTATCGAGGCGGCTGGCAGTGTCATGCAGGATGACGATTTCGGGAGTGATGGCGCCGCCGGTCCAGCGTGCTGTCTCGAAATCCACCCCTTCGAGAATACCGTCTTTGAACCCCATTTCAGGCCCCTTAAAACCCTATTTCAATGGGGTTCAAATTGACGGGTCGGGGAGGGGCAATACACCCGCACCTATGTGCGGGGCAGTTGGCGTTATACGCCGGGAAACAGGGAAGGCTGGTTCGGGTCGGACTTGCGCCGCGCGCCGGGTTTCCGCAACCAGCGGCGGACGCTGACGTCGGTCACACCAAGCTTGAGAGCAATTTGCACGGTTGGCAAGCCCTGAGAATGATAGACTGCCGCACGCCATTCCTTGACCAGGGGAACACGGCGCTGCAAGCGGTTTTCAATTGCCGCCAGCATACGGGCTTTCGGATAGCCAATCAGTTCGACGACTTTGGAACGGGCGGTCGGATGGGTGGCGATGTAGGTTTCAACGCCGCCAAAGGCTTCAAGGAAACGCAAGGTGTCCTCAAGCCCCAGGGCCTCCATATAAGGTTCCACCTGGGCAGGCGGCTTAGGAAAGTTCAGCTCATCCTTTGCCATTGATCCGGGCCTTTGGCGCTTTGCGCTTGCTCTTATTGCGGCGGCCGGGGGCAGGCAGGACGGTTGTTACAACGCCGTCCTGGATCTTGTACGAAAACCCGCCGGAAAGAACGCCTGTTGCAAAAGGGTGATCGGCCTGAAGATCCGCGATGCGGGCAATCTTGCGGCGCACTGCACTTATGTTCACGCCTTCCACACGTTCCAGATGGCGCAAGACGGCATTGTCGGACACAGAGTGGCGGAACTTCTTCATCGCTGATGATCCTCCCAGGCGAAGTCGATATCCGCCCGCTGGCCCCAGCTTTTCAGGGCCTGAATAACCTGGTCGATCTGATCATGCTGACGCAGCATATCCACGTCGGCAGGAACCGATTGCCAGGTCTTTTCAAACCGGGAGCGGATGAACTTGTTCAGGCCTTTGCGGCTGGGGTCGCGCAGTGCGCCGGCGGCGCCCAGCTCCCGCCACAAAACGTGCACCAGGCGCAGGTCGGCGCGGGGCGCCAGCTTGTGCTTTTTGCCGCCGCTGCTGGTCTTGAAACCATCCGATTTAAGGCGCTTTAAAACGCTGTTCAACTCCGCCTCATTCATGTCTTTCATGGAGGCTTTGCCGGTGACGGCAAGCTGCAGATCGCGGCGTCCGTCACTGTCCAGGCCAAGTTCGCGGCAGCCGACGTGGATCTTCTGCTGAAGCGCACGGGTCATCCCATCACCTCTTCAACGGTCTGCACAGGGGCAACGGGGTGAAGGGCCTGTTGCTGGGCCTCCATGCGCTGCATGGCGCGCTCCATTTCCTCTCTGGACAGCTCCGCGAATTCCTCCCCTGAAATCTTGGCCAGAGCAGCGTTTTGCTTCAGGATGGCCAGACGGCCGCCAAGCATACGGTAAGCGCGTCCCTGCCTGGTTGCGTAGGCGCTGAAGCTGCGCCGCAGGCCGTCGCGGATATCATCTTTGGTTGTTGCCATGTATCGGGTCCAATTTACTGGGGTTAGGTGGATTGTGAAAAGTCAGGGATGCGAGGCCCCCAGATGAAGGCGTCAATCAGCTGGCCCGGCTCGATGCCAGGGACGTAGACGCGCCATTTGTCGTCGCCGGTCCCGTTGTTGTCATTGACCTGCACGACTTCCCAATCAGGCGACTTCCAGTCTTCGCCATCAGGTTCCCGGTGAGGGTGGACCAGTTTTGCCCAAAAGTGTCCTTCTCGGTCTGGCGTAGGGTATTGGGTCATAGGTGCTTCCGGGCGGTTTCTGGATTAAGGGGTTTCGTCTTTGATGGGGGCCGTCTTGCCGCAGTTTGGGCACTTGAAGGTTTCACCTTGGTCGCTGGCCTGGCTGGCCTCGATGTAATCGAAGTCGAACAGGTCGTAATCCACTTGGCAGAACACGCATTCGAACTCGGCGTATCCGCCTCCGCCGTTGCTGTATCGGGTCATGGTGTGGCTTGGCATATCGGCCTCCGGGACTTTGTTGGGCGGTTCAGTTTGCGGTGTCGCGCATATTCTCGATGCGGCGTGCCAACTCCTCAGAGCCCAACCGCTTGTATTCGTACATCCACCACGAGGCCTCGCCTTTTGGACGGTCATCTCGGTTCTTGGCGAGTTCCGAGCTGTGGGCTTTAGCAGCGGAAAGCATGTCATCCAGCGTGGCGTTGCGGATCTGTTCGGGGTTTGGTCGTCAGTCATGTGGTTCTCCGGTGGTTGAATTATTGATGCTGCGAGGCCAGCCTTCTGCGGCCTCAGCGCCGTGATAGAGGCCTGCCAGATAGACTTGGAATGGGGTTCCGGGCATTCCAGGCGTCACACTCGCTCTGCAGCTTTGCTAGTTGAATGCGACGGGCCTTATGGGTGATATCCATCAGGCTGTCCCCGCGTTCTGGCCGTTGACGAACGCTGGTTGGAGCCAATGAATTTCGAAGCCGCCATTTTCCATTGCACGGGCTTGGTCCATGGGCATTTCAACGCTCCAGATGCGCCTGCCTTTCTTCAGGTGAATGGCTGCACCGACCGGGAGGATGGTAAGGTTGGCGTATTTTGCAGGCGCCTGCGGGCCGAATTCGGACATGACTTTCTCCTGATCTGCACTTGGGGGATTTTAAGGGGAGGGTCGGCCTTAGGCTTTGGCCAGGTCGATAGCGATATGTTCCCAAGGGGCATCGACGCTGGGACGTTGGTAGCAGCGGATGTAGGAGGCGGTGCCAACTACGCGCATGGCGTTGCGAATAGCGCGCATGGCCTCTTTCCAGCGCTCGTCCTCGATTTCCTGGCGCAGCAACATGAAGATTTCAGAACGGTTGATCTGCCCCGATTTGTCCGTGTTGAACGCGCGGGTGACGATAGACCGGAGTTCCGGGCCAGCGCTTGCCGCCCATTCGTTCAGGCATTCGTCCAGTAGCTGCTTGGCAATCTGCAGCTCAGGCCCAAAGTCGATCCTGTCCGCAACTGAAACTGTGACCTTGAACAAGCCGTCAACGCTGGGCAGGGTCATGTTTCCTTTTTTGCCGCCCAGCTTGGCACCGAATTCTTGGGCCAGAAGAGTTTCAACGGACAGAATGTCCTTTTCGGTATGGGTTTTAAACCTGGCAACCTGACCCTGCAGGGGCACAGCATAGCTGACGATCTTGCGGACAGTTTCGTCTATCAGTTTGTCCATGGGGTTGACCAATTCCAAAGGAACCAGAGACCCCTTTGCATCGGCCATGTATTTATTGCCGTTCATTTCCGTGATGCCATCCGGGATCGGGGACGGAGTGATGGCGCTAGGCTGGGTTTCGTTTGGGGTAGGATCGGTCATGAGTGGATTTTTCCCTTGGCTGCTCATCAGATCAGGGCCGCCGCGCCCTGATGACCGCGCCCGGATGAACCGGGCGGGTTTCGCATCGGGTCAGGCGTTCAAAAGGTCTTTCACTGCTTTGTGGGCCTTGAAACTCAGCCCGGACGATGCCGCGATTTGCAGGCTTTCACCGGTCTTGGGGTTGCGGCCAGGCCGTGCGGGGCGGTCCTTGCGGGTGAAGCTGCCGAACCCGTGCAGCGACACTTCCTGTCCGTTCTTTGCCGCTTGGGTGATCTGTTCCAGGATGGCTTCAAGCGTGGCGCTTACCTCTTCCTGGGTGCGGTTTTGGTTTTCTGCAATGACGCGGATCAGGTCTTTCTTGGTCAGTTTAGTCGCCATGGTCTTGTCTCCTCTGGCTGGGTGGTGCGCGGGATTGCGCGGGGTTCAAGCGCCTGTCGGGTCCAGGTGGTCAGCAAGGGCACGCAGGAAAGTTCCGGTTTTCTGCCGGTCTTTGATCATGTGGTCGAATTCAAGGATGTCTTCGGTGCGGGTGCGCTCCGCGATGACGCCAAGGACGTATGCAAGCTGCTCGGTGTCTTCGGTCAATTCGAAAGCAACAGCGTCGCGGTGAACGCCGACGTGGAAGTGAAAATCGCTCATTCTTCAGGTTCCTTGTTGAATTTCGGGCAGGCGCGGCAGGCGCGTATCATCCGGACCCGGAACGGGCTGGAATGGGTCCATTTTTTCGCACGGCGGCGGTGGGCCAGGCAGGCGGCGCTGGGGATCTCGGTTTTCAGGGCAGGGCAAAGGACCGGGGCACTCATGAAGACGTCGCGCACGGCGGCTTCAATGCGGACAAGCGAGCCGCCATAGCGGTTGCGCATGGCCTGGCTGACAACTGTGGCGCTGAGGCCAAGCTTACCGGCAACAGAGTTCTGCGAAGACTGGTCGCATTCCCGCACCAGGACTTCCACCCAATCGGGCAGAACGTCGCCCCAGCCGTCCTTAGCTACTATCAAACGGTCGCTCATCACAGGCGCCCTCCCGGTGCATAGACAATCTTGTCGTCGTTGCTGTCGATGATGACGGTCATGCTGCGTTTCTGGGGCGGCAGCGGGCCGGTGTTTTTGATCAGGGACAGCGGCGTGTCTTCTTTCAGGTTCCGGGTGCGGGCGGCGGTGCGCAGATAGCCGGCGCGGCGCAAAATCCGGCAGTATTCCACTATGAACCGCTGGGGGATATCCGGGCGGGCCGGTGCCAGCGCGGCAAAGATATCAACCGGCCTGAACCGTTTCTGGTGGCGGATTGCGGTCCAGACGGCGCCCTCTTTGGTGCTGCGCTTGTCTTTGGCCTCTTCGCGGGCCTCTTCCGGCGACTTCACCGAGAAAAACACTTTGCCCTTGCTGCGGCCCCAGACCCGCATGACGCCGGTCTGCTTCAGGCGGCTGAGAAACCGCGTCCGGATGGTTTCCGACGCACAGATGGTTTCAACATCCGCGTTGGTGAAGTAAGGCCGCTCGGAAATGTATTTCCAGATCTGCTGTTCTTCCAGACTGCGCGGTTCAGCCGACGGAAGCTCAATATCCGCACCTGTCTCGCGCATCTTGCCCAGCAGCTGGTCCAGACGGTTGCGGGACCAGGCTGTGTCCAGTTCATGTCCGGTTGCTGCTGCCATGATCTCCTTGGCTTCATCAACGCCCCAAACGGTGAAGAACTTGGTGGTGCCTTCATTGCCGCATTCGGTGACAACGCCCTGGCGCTGCAAGGCGCGCAGATAATTCTGCCGTGTCCAGTCTCCGGCTTCGCAGTAGGTGGCAACTTCATGGTGGGTAAACCGCAGCCGGGTCTGGATGAATTCCAGGATCTCTTTTTCGGCGGCGTTGCGGGTGTCGGTTTGGCTCATTTCAGCAGCCCTGCGCGCGGGCGAGGAGCGTCCTTGCGCTGAAAGTCCGTACCGCCCCAGTCCTGTCTGGACATACTCTTCAAGCCGAGTTTGGCTGCCTCTTTTCTTACTTGGCGAATGTCGGCGACCATCCGGCGTACATTGCCGGTGTTACGCTCCAGGATGAATTCCACCATATCGTCTTCAATCGTGATTTCCCGGGAATAACTGTCTGCGATCAAGCGGGCGTCCTTGAAGGTTGCAGGCAGAGCCGGCACCCTTCGAAGGACGCGGCTGTCAATCAGATCGTACTTTTTGAGCTTATGGGGGAACTCTTCCATGCCAATCAGTAGGATCGGGGTGTCAGACCCGTCATGAATGTCCCGGATCAACTCAATCATGCCTTTTTTGAAGGCGTAGTCCGCCTCGTCAACAATCAGCAGCCGCCCCTCGTGCGCCAGCCCTTCACAAGCCTGCGAAACCATCTGAGGGACCTTGCGCTGGGGCGAGATGCCCAGCTCCCCAAGCAGTTGCTCGAGAAAATACGACTTGGTCCAATCGCCCTGCATGGACAGGTGAATGACGTCAAACTTTGACGCGCAAAAGATTGCGCCGAAGGTTTTTCCGTATCCTGGGTAGCCGTAAAAAACACCCAAACCGGGATCGCCGAATTCGCGGTCCTTCAGGTCAACCACCAACTCTGCCATTGTCGCCACATTGGTTAACGGCTGCACGCTGTTGCCGATTTCCAAAGTCTGTGTCATGCTCGCTCCTAGTCAATCAATGCCGTCGCCATGGGGTCTATCCAGGCGGCGGTTTTTTTGTGATCTACCCGGCGTTATTGCCGCCGAATGCCTGTTTCAGCGCTGCCAGCGCCTCGTATTCCGAATGCTGCTGGTAGCCCTTCAGCCAGCCCGCCTCGCGCTCCCCGACCGGGTCGCCGTTTTGCTGCCTGCGCTCGATTTCCTGCGCCTGGGCAAACCGTTCGTCTGCTGTAGTGGCCACTTTAAAGGTCTCCTGTTTGGGGAAGGTTCGGGTTTCTTCCGCTTGTCGCCGATCTGCAGAATGAGGGCGTTCTGTGCCGCCTCGGCGCTGGGGTCCGAATGCTGCCGGAAGGTTGAAACCCTGGGGGTCTTGGGAAACACCGGTTTCACCACCTTGGCTTCCATCAGTGCGGTTGTTTCCTTGCGGATTTCGTTCAGATCAGCCCCGAGCTGTTCCGGTGTGTGCGGCCGGTGCAGCTCTGCGAGTTTCTTTTCAGCCTTTTTGATCTGACGGTTCCGCTTCGCCGTCGAGCGCGCGCCCTCAAGATCGAAGAAGCCGATTTTCTCCAGGCATTCGGCAAAGCCAAGATGCGCGCCTTCCGGGCTGTAGATATGAACGCCGCTGTGCAGGTCTTCAGGATCGAAGCGCACAACAATGTTGCGGCCTGCCTCCTGGCTCATCCAGGCGCAGTGATAGACGTTGCCGTGGAAGTTCAGGCTGCCATTGTGCTTGTGCAGCTTGGCAGTGTCCTGGCCCATAAGCCAAAGGTTGCGCTGTTCTTCGGTCGCCTTCAGAAGCGTGGTTGTGGCGTAACTGTCTGCAAACGTCTCGTCAAAGGACCTTCCGTTGGCGTTGGCAGAGCGGCGGCCGGGGCGGGCATTGTGTTCTTCAATGCCTTCGGCCAGGACTTCCAGGAACTCAGCCAGTTTCACAGCGCGGCTGCCGTAGTTTTCAGGCTTTGCCGTGGGGCGGTTGCCGACATAGGCGCCTGCAAAGCGGGGGTCTTTTGCAATGTCGCTGGCAATATCCCGGAAGGCCCGTTCAATCGGCTTGGCCTGGCCATGCGCTGGGGTTGCCCAGTGCATTTGAATGCCCAGCAGCGGCAGGACGCCAACCGGATCTGTCTCCCGGATCTTGAACCGGAACCGGGTCGGCGCCCCCGCCGTCATCCACTTGTTTGCGAACTCATGGCCGTTGTCGAACAGGCACCGCTTGGGAATGCGCCAGGTATCGATCATCTCGCCAAAGGCCGCCATCACCATGACCTTGTTGGGGTCATGGTCCACCCGCCAGGACAGGATCTTGTTGGAGTAAAGGTCCTGAAACGCGATGATTTGGGGACGGTTTACGGTGCCGTCCGGCCATTCCACAAAGACGTCGATCTTATGGCAGTCGGCGTTGACGGCTTCCATTGCTGTCAGAGACGAGCGGTCGCGGATCTGCGCCGGATAACAGCGCATCAGCCCGCGCGGGCCTTCACGGGTATAAATCTGGGTGGTGCGCTGCACCTCAGCATCCACCCACCGCTTGGCGGTTTTCTGGATGGGGAAGGGCCAGCCTTCTTTTTCGGCCTTTAACTTCGCCTTCCTGTAGCATTGGGAAAACGTTGGTCCTTCAAACTGCAGGAAGGCGCTTTTCAGCCAGTCCATAAACGGCTTGAATTTGGACCTGTCTTCTTTCCGAATACGTTTTTTAGGCGGCTGAGGCGCAAGATAGGCAAGCTGATCCGCAGCCGGAATACCTTCGATCAGGGTGATCCAGTTGTAGATCGTGCGCGAACTGACCTTCATTTCCGAGGCGATCACCGCGACGGAAACGACGTGGGTCGTGCCGCTGCTGTGCAGCAGTTCCACCTTGTGCAGCGCTTCCAGCCGCCGCCGGGCTTCCGCCTTGGATTTCTCTGGCAGCTGCTCATAGGCCAGCCAGGCCTCCGTTCTGTCGGGGCGCTCAACAGGGGCTTCAATACCCATTTTAAGCACCTTTAAACGCGCTGCTTCAGGCAGCAGGGACCAGTGAAAGAACAGCCCGCCGCCGCGGCCGGGTTTACGCTTCATAGCTGCGAAAACGCGTTTCCAGCCTTCGCGTTCCGCATAGGCGTTAACACCGCGCACGCTGCCAGGCAGCCCTGGAAGGCGCGCCGCTGCGATGTCAGCCGCGGACCACCATTCCTGTGTTGGCTTCAGATCCCTGGTCACTGTCAGGCCTCCCTCTGGCTGGAGAAGGGAACGACCTCGCCGGTAGCGTCTTGTTTCTGCACCTCGGCCAGCAGCGCTGCCAGTTCTTCCCCGTTCCGCCGGACAAATTCCAGCCGAGCAGCCTTGGCGGCCCTGGCAAAGGCATCGGACAGCTTGGAAGCTTGCATCTCAGGCGTGGACTGAACCGGCTCGCCGGGTGTTTTCATCCGGTCCAGGGCTTCTTTTGCGGACTTCGCTTTACCCTGGCCCAGTGCGGTGCAGATCGCGCTGCGGTCTGCCTGCGCGCCGCACTTGGCGATATGCTCCAGATCCTTGAACTGCACCCGGTTCGGCGCGCTCCGCAGCTGGGCGATTTCGTCTTTGGACAGCTTTTCGCCGACGCTGATCAAGCGCTGCATTGTCTTCTGAGATTTTCCGAATGTTTCAGCGGCGTTAGCGCTGAATGATGCAAGCGACATTTTGTCGTTTGCATCCCAGCGGCCATGCGCGCCAGCTTTGCCTTGCGCTGTCTCGGGGTTTTCCCGCTCATAAAGTGCTTTGTGCGCAGCCAGGAAAACGGCCATGTCCAGCGGGGTCAGCGGGGCGCCGGCCACATTGGCGTCTACCTCGATCCGAATAGCCTGGTCGTTGGTGCATTCGCTCACCTTGACCGGCACTTCTTCCAGACCGGCTTCCTTGGCAGCGGTCAGGCGGTGCAACCCGTCCATCAGCCGGTAGCCGTCTTTGACTTTGCGCACCAACAGCGGCTGCAGGATTCCGCCCACTTCATTGATGGAGGACACGATGCTGGCAACCGCCGTGGGTGAGGCAATGCGCAAGCGTTCTTCCACTTGGATATCGGCAACCGGAAGGGTTTGAATTTTCTGCCAATTTGGAGGGGTCATTGGGGATGCTCCACTTTGATTGAATTCAGGGGTTTCAAGGGACGGCGTGCCGTTCTGTGCGGCATGGCCGGCGGGGTTGCGCCCCAGATTTGCGGCAGTACAGTCGCCCTGCAGGTCCTCAGGATGGAGAAACCATTGGGCAACAGCAGTCTCGACCGCTATTTCCGGGAAGCATGCGACCATGCTAATGAGCTTCTGGATTTATTTGATCTGCAGACGCGGCAGCAGATGCTGCCGAAGATTGAGCAGCAGTGGCCGGTGATCCACTTGGATCTCCTGAAGAACGATCAGCCTGCGCTAACATTCCTTTCCGAAGGTCCGACAGATCGCGAGCGACGTCTTGCAAAGCTGGACTTGGGAAAGGGATTTCTGCTGTGGGTTCAGGCGCGGTTTCTGGCGCTTCAAGCAGCCACTGCATTAGACATAGCTGCGTCTCTTTCCACCAAGCTCGATAGCCCTGCGGAAACTCCGTTCCGGCAAGCCGTTCCTGTCGTTGCTCGAGAAGCTTTACTATTTTTGGACCAGCCAACACCCGAGGAGGTGTTACTGCTCGAATTACCCGATTGAACAGATAGCCCGGGATTAGGATCCGTTCGATGTTCCGCCAGGTCTGTTTAGGGGCCTGTAAGCGCTCCTCCCGGCACCTGTCACGCAGCGCTTTACGGTGTTTCGCAAGCTCTCTTGCAGAATCAATATCATAGAAGCCGATCTGCTGGGCGGACCGCTGCCGCCCCAGCAGCGCACTGACCGATGCCAATGAGCCGTCTTTGGTCAGGTCAGCAACCAGGTCGGCTACCCGTTCTTGGTGTTCGGCCATGCGTTCGAAAGCCTCGTCGAAACGATCTCCAATCCGGTCTATTTCTGATGGCGCTAGGCCATCCGCATTCCATAGATCTTGATTTGCGGCCTCATACTTCTCTCGTGCAGCCGCGTAATTTTTTGCGGCTTCGATCAGGGCCTTTGCACGTTCATGCGGGGAGTGGGGGAACTTCAAGGTTTCAATGCTCATTTCAAAAAGGCTCCAAACAAGAACAGGAAGGGCAGGGCGAACGCGCAGGCTGCGCCGATTACTTCACCGGCCAGATCGGCCGGGCGGGGCCACAACTCGCGCGCTCTTTGGTCCCAACCCGCCAGAAATGAGGCAAGGCTGGGACCCGTTCCGGCGAGTGGCAGGCGGGAATAAAAAGGCCCCGGCAGCGCATCCCCATGGCTGCCGGGAAGTTGAGCCAGGCCGCTGCTAGCAGGCGTGCGGGACTGGCTGATAACACGCGCATCGCCTTCGATGACGCTAAGCTCATTGCGGGAAAGGGTCATTTCCGCCCCCGATCCTGCATAGATTGCTCAACTTCTTCGGCGTGTCGCCTTACGCGTTCGGCATAGGCCATCTCAACCATCTCGCGGCCAGCTGCGTCGATGATCCGGTCCAGCAGTTTTTGGCCTTCCGGGCCGCCTGCCTGCCCATAGGTGGCAGTGCGCGCCTTGCTGGGGTTGACCTCGTTCTCCGTACACCAGGCACCCAGTGTGGTGCCCGATGAGCGGAATACCCCCACAATTACCGTGTGCAGGATTACTCCTGGCTGGAAGGTTTTTTCATCGTTTGGCATACTGGTTCCCAATGCAGGCTTGTAGTCTGAGGTAGTAATCCCAATTTATCCAATGGTGATAATTAGTCAATCACTATTGGATAGATTATAGGAAGTATTTGATAAATGACTGATTTCAAAGAGAAAATCAGGCACGTCAGGGACGTGTTGCAGTTGTCTCGGCGCGCAATGGGAGAACTTTTGGATATCCCGGAAGGGAAGGTGCAGAAAATAGAGATAGGCGGCCAGCGAGCCGACCATGAATTTCTGTCGAGGTTGTTAGAAGAGACCGAGGTGGATTTGAACTGGCTGCTGGACAATAGGCAGCCTGCCTTAGAGGGCGTGGTGCCAACCGGTACGTCTGAAGTAAAGTTCTCAGACGCAGATCGGCTACGGTTGGCAATCGAAGCCGTGGAAGAAGGTTTGGACGCTTTCGACCGCCAAGCTTCACCAAAAATTAAAGCGAGTCTGATCGCCGCCGCTTACGAGCTCCTGGAGCAGGAAGGCGAAGGAGCGACGGCACAAATTATTCGTCTAGTAAGAATGGCATAAGAATCATGGAAAGAGACGACCCAAAGAGCAGGATCAAGGAACTCTTCGGCGAAACCAGGAGCGCCAAACCGGCATCGGATCAAAGCAGCGGCCCCATCATTCTGGGGTCCAACAACACCGTCGTTTATGGCAACTTCACGCAGAAAACGACAACGCCCTGCACGCTGCGTGTTGTGGTTCAAGTGAACCCTGATGAAGACCATATTTCGCCCGCCCAGAAGGCAGCTCTGAAGCAGCGGGTGAACGAAATCGTGGAGACAGAAACCAAGCTGAAGCAAAAGCCCACGCGTCATGCCACAGTCTGGCGAGCACTGAACTTGCATTGCAACGTCATCACCTACGCCGAAATCGCCTCGGAGGACTATGTGAGGGCCAGAATCTACCTGGATCAATGGCTAGGCAGGCTGAATTCCGCGCGCAGCGCCCCTGTGAAGAACGGCGATGCCTGGCGCCTGCGCAAATACCGCTACATCCACGTCAACGCTAGGGACAGCGATGACCGCCAGGCACTGGATCGATACCTGGATAATAAGTTCGGCGTCACCAGTCTGAGTGAGCTGGACAGCAACCAGTTGGAGACCGCTTACAGATATGTGGTTGGCCGCAAGAGCAGGCGGAGGAGCTAGTCTGATCGGTGTTCGTCAGGACCGGCGTTTTCCGCGTACTGGCGACATTTCATGGCGGCAGGGCGTCGGAAGGATGAGAGAACTGCGCCCTGTTCAAATGGAGCAAATGGCTGCAAAATGGCTGTCAGAGCGGCAATCACATGCTCCGTTTAGCCTTGTATACCAGTCACTGGTAGACGGGTTTCCTTGAAAACAAAGGGAATTTGCAGATGTCAGACACTGATGAATACCAGTCATTGGTAGACAGGGGATGGCGGGAATTTGCAAATGATGAGGAAAAACAAAGGCTTGCGGTTCTGGACGCCCGCATTGATCTAAAACGCCAAATACTGGCCGAAACAGTGAAACAGCGCGCTGACATTCGGCGCCTTCTTCTCACCCGCAGGACACGGTCGATTAAGAGCGCCAAGGGGCCGCAGAATGCCTAAAGTGGTTCCCGGTCGTGAACGCGCCGCCAAAGCACTCTGCGAGCTGGACGGGCACCCACCAAACGCCAAGATGGACGGCGCCGCCTTGTGGGTTTCCTACTTGCCAGAGGTCGACGCGGTGTTACGCGCAGTCCTAGGTGACGAAGCCTGGGCGGCGATCAAAGAGGCAGAGGCCGACGGGGCGCCGCCGTCAGTCCAATGA